AGATGTTGCTGTAAATTGTAAAAGCCAACTTGCATCTCTGTTTGCTTCTGATGTATTGCCTTGGAACCCTAAATCAAAACCGCCATCCACTAACAAATTGTTTGATGTGATAAACTGCCAAGCACCTGTATCTACATTGTAGGACAGCCCAAAGTTGTTGTAATTTTTTATTGCATCAATTACTGAAGTTTGTACTGTGGTAGGTAACACTGTACCATATGCTGGGATAATCTCAGTGATAATTGCATTGCTAGGAACCTTGTCTGCTAATGTGATAGGGCCTGATCCGTCAGTAAAATTGCCTTTCCCGTAATTTGATCCATCTAGTTTTACACTCACTACTTTTGTCCAAATCACTGCTTGTGATCCTGAATGTCCAACTGCACCAGTCATCAAAGTACCATTAGCCATAAAATGTTGTCCTGCAGGTGGTGTAAACTTGACAAGTGCACCAGGCTTAACATATTTTAAATTAGTAGTGGTATAATCACCAACTGCTAATGGGCCAGTTTCTTGGAAATAGCCTGTGTAAGTGTTTGTGGCTTCTGTGCTTAGATTCCATGTATAATTTGTGCCTGTGCTTTGTCTTGTAAATGCATCATAGTAAAAATCTCTTATACCTGTTGATTTTAACAATGGCGTAATTGTGTTTGCTACAATGCCAGTTATTTCACTTGTACTTGTGAAAGAAAAACTTGTGGTTGGTTCAACTGTTTCTTTGTACACTACTCCTTCATCTGCGAAAATATTAGTGGATGAGTAAGCACCAGTTGGATCTATCAAATCATAATATCTTGATATTCCTGAAGCTGTTCTGTTGACTGCTTTTGTTTTTGCTATGCCTTGAAACTGTGTCAAAGGCACAATTTGATAATCTTCAGCAGTAGTCATTCTGTTGTTTGTATAATATGCCTGTGGTGCTTTTGTTTTTATATCACTGTTACTTTCAGAAGCTGTGCCATTATCAATAGTAGTCTGAAGATCCATTGTAATTGTTAGTGTGTTGATTTGTCCTTGGCTATTCACATAATCAATTGAAGCTGTTACCCCTCTCATGTCTCTTGGTCTAATAGTGTATGTGTTGTTGATAGAACTTCTGTAGTAAGTTCTAAATGCTCCGTTTGGATTTTCTCCAAACACGCCATCTGCAAAAACCAAATCAATGGCATCACCTGCTCTAGTGTTGACACTGAATAATTTTCTTATAGATTGTGATAATGAATTGTATATGACATTGTTGCCAGTCACAGCAGGAACTTTGGTCCATGCACTGTCTAGTGTGCCGTTCTCAGTCAAATCATACAACCAAACATCTGAATTGTTAATGTTAGATTTATCAACTGAAACTATGGTGTTTGGTGATGGATCAGATACAGTGAATTCAGAAAATCCTAATTCACCTTGTTTGAATAACATGAAAAATCCTGTGTTTTCAGATTGGTTGCCTTTGCCATCTGCTCTATATAGAAAACCTAATCTGTTGCCTGGCACTGGTGCTTCTTCATATATGTAATCTTGATTTCTAAATGTTGCACTTACCAATTCAAATGGCATTGGTTGTGAATTAATTGTTCTTGAAAATTTAAGCACAGGCACATCAACATTTGTTGTGGCAAATTTATATTGATGCGTAGTTACACCACCAATTGTGTCTTTGATAGCTGGTGATCCAAATTTTTGTGTGCCACTTAATGCGGCATTCATTACTGCTACAAATTGTTCTTGGAAGTTTGAATTTGTGGGATCGTTCCATGTAATTATTGAATTAGATAAGTCAGTACCGTTTGCATCTTGTACCGATTCTGTTGTGCTAATGCTGGTTATCTTAATAAGCCCAGATCCTGTCTGATTACGTTTTGGCACATAGCTTAATAATCTAGCTAGACGTAAAATTGAATCTCTGCGTTCGGCAGTGTCAATAAAATTTTCTCTTGCATTAAGATCAGTTCTGAAAGATAGATTCTGTCCAAGATAAGCTATTAGATCTATAAGTGCAATATATTCTGAGGACTCAATGTAATCATTAAAATCTTCTGGATAATTGTTTTGCAGATACTGAATCATTGTTCTGCGTAGTGTATCAAAATCGTATGATAAGAAATCACTTTGTTGGAAAGATCGATAAATCTTTTGCCAATCTTGTGATATCAATAAACTGTTCTGTCTATCTGTTGTGGCCATTTTTATGTGTGTATTTATTTTAAGAATTATATGCGTACTTATTAGTATGCAGACGAAACAGTTTGAGACTGTTCAGCTTGTACAGGATTAGAAGTAACAGCAAGTCCAGTTTCTTGGTTGAAGTCTAAACTTAATGATTCGCTTATGTTATAAGGCACATAGGTTATTTCAAGTGCTAAATTTAATCCATATTCTTCTTGCTGTACTCTTAGTGTATCAAGTGTCCATCTTGGGTCTTTATTAACAATTTCTATTACATCTTCTTCAACTGCCGTGCTTATTTCAGATGTGAAGGGTTCGAATAAAGTGTCATGAATTATTGTTCCGTAATTTGGATTTTCAAGTTTTTCACCTTTTTTAATATAAAATGCATTCAGTAAATCAGTTCTAGCGAGTTCATAATCATACAATGTGTTTGAATCAAAATCTCTATTGACTGTTGAAAATCCAACGTAAGTTTTAAGTTTATTCACAGTTCCTAAAGGATCTGATGTTGTAGTTTTTGTTAGTTTTACTTTTGCCATTTTTTATATTTACGAAATCCTTGTTGCATTTTGCAGTGCTATTATATTCCAGCCAGTGGATCCATATAGCAAGTGAACATTGTTATTTACACCAGTGAATCTCACACTTGTATATCCTACAAGGTTATCTGGTGTGATGAGTGCATTGCCAACACGAGCCTTCATTATGATTACTTTAACTTGTCCTTCTATACCATTTGCTAATGAATAGGAATCTGTTCCAGTAGTTGTAATAAATGTTACCCCTGTAGTTGTACTGATTGCTCCTGGACCAGTAATGTTTTGCACACTTTTATATAAATCTGCGTGTGTAAAATTTGCATCCAGTTCTGCATAGGTCAGTGCCGATCCTTTGGTGTCCCGTAGAGTTATTGTCATGTTGTTGCTCCTGAATCGTTGTAATACACTCCTACATACCCAGAAAAAGATGAGTCAGACGCTAATCCTGGATTTGGTTCAACATAGTTTGTTTCCACATAGTTGAATAAATTTTGTTCTGATTCACTGGGTGTGGTTTCAAACACATAGCACTGGTTTATCAATAACTGTTTGGCACTTGAATCACTTTCAGCGGCTATCTGGGCCAACAATGTTGCATAGTCTGGATTAGCCATTTGCTATAACATCTCCTGATCCGGTCTCTGCTCTATTGGCTACCCACGAACCGTGGCCACCTGTGGCGTCACCTTGACGATGGACTGCTTTGCCTTCTGCGAAAACGTTAGGTGAACCTGCTGTGGCAGGATCTGCACAGGCCGTTGTATCATCTACTCTAACCATTTTAGCACCATTTAGAAAAACTGTTGCGGCTCCTGTTGCATAAGGAGTCTTATGAAATGGATTAGGAGTTGGAGAAGCGTGTCCAACATGTTTATCAGTTCCTACTCTAACTATACCTGGCATGCTGTATTTAAGTCCTTGTACTCAGGTCATTACCTGCTTTTTTATCATTGATTGGTTCTAGATACTCTCTGTCTGTGCGATCTGGAGTTACAAATGACCTAGCTTTGTCTTCATGTAAAGGCCATTCTTCATGCACAGGCACTCTTTTCATTATGGATTCAAGTTGTAATGTTTTGCCTTGTGCGGTAACTGATCTTGCATCTGTTCTATATGGAAACACAAATTGTGTGTCTGTTTCCTGCATTTTGTGAGTCATCATTGCATTAATAGTTGCCTGTTCGGCAGTTGCACTTGCACCAGCAGTAGTAATAGACACAGTGCCAGAATTAAAGTTAATCGTGCCACCATCAATGTCTGTGCCTGCATTGGAAACCTGCAATTTTGCTGTGCTTTTTAATGAGGTGTCTTCTACACTATCAATATTGACTTTGCCTGATGTTTTTAAATTAAAGTTGCCTTTGACAGAATCTGCATCAGTCACTGCTTGTAAATTGATGTTTGAAGTGAGTCCATCATCTTTGTTTGCACTGTTTCCTGAAAGTAAGTCAACATCACCAGTTGCATGTATTCTTACATCTTTTCTTGGACGTACTACATCATCAACTGTTTCTGCAACTTGTGAAGCCCTTATATCTACATTACCTTGCACTGATTCCATTTTGAAATCATTGGTTACTTCAATTCTGCCTTCACCCCCAACTTTCACATGTGTTTCTGCTTTTGATTCCATTCTGATTGCACCAGTGCTCACAGAATCTAATTGTTTATCATGAAATGCATTTGCTTCAGAAGGCATACTGCCTACTGCTTTCATATTGATGTTTCTGCCAGCTTT